GGCCAACCAGCCGTTCTTGCATTTCCATGCAAAGTTGTATTCAATTCCAACTCAAATAATTCAATAACCGCAGTTGGATTAGCACTTTGGAGATGACTTACTGGTACTGGCATTAGCTAGATTCAAATACCTGTTTAAATTGCATTGAAATTGTATTGTTATTAAAAGATGTCATGTCAACACTCCAATCTTCACAAACATATTTCTTGTAATTAGTCGTTGTCGGATCAATCCAATCAAAACTTTCCTTGCCATTTCTTGCCTGTAAGAAACCAACAATTTTATCTCGATCTGCATTAGTCCTATTTTTAAAAGTAAGTCTCCAATTCTTTCTCCTTGTGTTCATGCCCATCGTATTTCTTTGTTGGTAACCATCCCCAAAAGAAGTTATACGAAGATCTGGAGTTTCACTAACGCTGGCTGTGTAACTTGGTTCCGCAACGCATTGAAGCGTAGTTCCATCAAAAATAGCCATAAGAAATTAAGCTAAAAGTCCTCCTGGTCGTTTTTGTTTTGCAATTTCCATTTCAATTGCAGAGCCAAGCATCCTGCCTAGTTGAGCCATTTGCTTACCATCGCCTTCGACTTTAGTACCTTTCGCATCGACTGACACATTCACAGTAGTAGAACCACCACCGCCAGCTACGCCAAGTTTTCCATCTCTACCACGTTTTAGCGGGACGATGGCTTCAGGCCCAGCCTCGGCCATCAGGCCAACTCCCTTGGCAAATGGGAATATCGTAGGCTTGTCAACTATTCCTCCCTTAGCAAAAGGAACAATGCCGTTTTTGCCATAAACATTCCCTAATGCATTAACCCCAACTGGTAATGATCCTGAAACTATACGAGTACGTCCTCCTCCCCAATTAGATGATGTAACTGCATTTTCTACACCAGAACCTGCTGGACTAAATATATTACCAAGACCTTTAAACATGGCTAACATCTGCGCTTTTACAATCATTCTTGCAATATCAGCAATAACAGAACGAGCAAATTCTTTAAAGTTCAACTTACCTGTCATTACAAAATTAACTAAAGCATCTTCCATCTTTTTAAACGTATTAATAAAGGTCTGAGATATTTGAGTTTGAACATTACCTAACCCTTCCATATAATCATCCATTAGCTTCTCAGCCTTTTCTTTATCTGCTTTTACGCTGAATTTATCTGCATCACCCGTAGGATCTTGAAATGACCCTTCACCACTAGTTTCATACTCAGCCGCAAGCTTCTCATTCTTTAAATTTTGTAATTGAGTTTTTAAATCTTGAAGTGCTTCTTGATCTACACCTGTAGATCCAAAAATCTTGAAAGAATTAGCTTCCAAAGTTTCTATTCGTTTTATTTGTTTCTCTAAAGCTGCAATTGCATTGTCTGTCCCAACTCCAAAAAATCTCATTAACGCTTCAGTTGCCTGATTTGTAATTTTAATTATTCCTGTAAAAACATCTTGAAAAGCCGAACCAACAGGTTGCAATATGTCACCCATGTTTTTCTGCAATCTTTGCATTGCAACTGTTAATCTTTCACCTGCTTCTGCACTGGAACTTGCCATTTCTAAAGCAGCATCCCTATGATCCTCACTAAGTTTCGTAACGAATTTCATTACATCATTTAAGCCAACTGTTCCATCTCTTAGATCTTTTTGTAGCTGCGGTAATGTTCTACCAGTTGCATCCGCAAATTTAGTAACAGCACCAGGCAATCTTTCACCGAGCTGGCCCTGCAATTCTTCGGCTGAGACTTTACCTTTACCGAAGATTTGCGACATGGCTCTCATCGCAGATTGCACATCTTCTGCTTCACCACCAGTTGCTTTTATCGCTTCACTAACTCCTCTAAATACTTTTTCAGCCTGAGCAACACTACCTCCAGCTCCAATAACAGAAGCTGATAATGTTGTGAAATGTTTAGTTGCATCTCCAATAGGAACATTTAACTCATTAGAAACACTTGCAATTATTTTTTGAGCCTTTGCATACTCTTTACTGGTTTTAGTTACACCCTTTAAAGCAACTTCAAGTCTTTTTATTTGAGCAGAATATTTCGCAGCATCAGCGGCAGCACCAGCAAGACCAATAGCACCAGCCACACCTAATCCAATAGCACCACCCGCAAGAGCGCCACCTAAACCACCAGCAGCACCACCTGCAATCGCTGCGTAACCTGCTTGACCAGGAAGCGCCGAAGCTAAAGCAGTCGTACCAGCAATAGGTAACGCTTGCTTTGCACCTTCCATCAGTCCACCCCTAAACCCTAATCCTTTTCCTCCAAAGAAACCTCCAAACATTCCTCCCGCCCCTGGTACAGGCGGTTTCGCTCCAGCTTGATTCTGGAGAGCTTTCATCTCTGACTTTGCTCTCTTTATCGCATCAGCAACTTCTAAATAATCTTTACTTGCTGTATCTAAATTTCTAGAAATCTTACTTAAAATACTTATTTGATCTTTAAAACCTTGAATCGTTTTTGGCTGAAGATCTATTACACCTTTTAAAGCATTTTTTAATCTATCAAATGCTTCAGTCGATCCACCTTCTTTTCCAAGGTCTTTTAACGACTTCTTTAACTCAGTTAATTTGGCTTGGTTTTCAACCTCTAATTTAAGAGATATTTTTAAGCTATCTAAATTAGCCATTAGATTTATTCATCTCCTTTAATGCAGTCGCCTCCATGATTTGCAAACCCTCTAAGACATCGAGACGATTTTCTATATTGTAGAGGTCAAACAGACCTCCAGCCACTAATAATACCTCATATTTTAAACCGACATAACCTCCCATTGATGCATTCCATTGCGTTTGCATCCTTAAAAACATACAAACAATATCCCAATTACATTCCCAAATCTCAAATTCATCCTTCTCTTCTGGGCTTTTAGGAATCTCAATACCAAACGCTTTTGCATCTTCTTGAGTTAAATCCTCTACTTGTTTGCCGCCAGAAACCCAGTAAACAGCGGCCTCTGTTAGTTTCCCTCCGCACCTCTCTGATAAAACTTGCCATACGATTCAAATACACCATTTATAAAATCAATATCCTCAGAAAAAATCTTTACATTTGCTTTGGTGAAAGGGATCTCAGTTCCATCTTCTTCTGTAACATCTTGCCAACCCAAAAGAATATTATTTAAAGCTTTTAACTCATCTTTTGCATTTTGAAAATCATTTAACTCAGATTTAGATAATCTTTTGAAAATAGCTGTGAAATGAAAAATTTCATACTCTCCTGCTTTTTCGAGTGATGGTCTTTTTACCTCGACAGGCCAAGGATAAGAGTTAGTACTCCTTCTAACAAATGGCATAAAAAATAATGATATTCCTAAATACCATAGCCCAAAAAAAGGGGGGTATAAACCCCCCAATACTTAGAAGCTGAAGATTTAACTATTCAAAGATGATTGAAAGCTCATCGTTACCACTTGTAGAAGGAATCATTGTGTAAGGGCAATCCCACATCGCAATTCCGTCTTCTTCGGAGTAAGCAATTGAATTTAAGTCAACACGATTCTTCGTTGTTTGACTAGTTACAAGACCTGACTGGATTGTGACCTTGTTAAGTGCAGCAGTTCCATGAGTAAAACTAATCTCACCCAAAGTTCCATCTGCAAGCGCAGCAGCAAATGGGTTCCATTGCTGAGTGCCGCCACTAGCCAAGTTCACAGCCTCAACAGTTACTGACCCGCTTACTTTTCTGTTTGTAATCATTACTTCAGGGTTTCCACCGACCAGCTCACGATAAACAATCTCATTACCAAGATCTAAGGAGAAGCTACTCATTTGGAGTCCTGTCTCACCAAAGATCTTGAACGTACCAGTATTGGTGTTATTAAAGAGCAAAGGTGTTGCCTGTTTCTGATAAGCAGGAGTTAATGCAGTTGCGTCAGCAGGAGCTATATACACTCCAGTAAAAGTAAAATCAAAAGTAGGAATTTCACCAACAGAACAGTTAACTGAAAAATTTCCTTTTGCTCCTTTCACAGTGTGCTGGACACCATCTACGTTGTAGAGAATACTGACTGTTGTGGAATCAAGTGAGTTAGGAGTGTAAAGACGTTTTGCATCGTCTGTTGTCTCCGCAGTGAATCCACAAGCTTCAAGACACTCACCAAAGTTAGGAGCGTTATCGGCATCTTCATTGCCAGCAGCGTTTTGTCCAATCCCTGCCATTTCAACAGAAAAAGTACATTCAACTCTAATGTTTGCCTGTAATTGCTCACTGGCTCCAAAATAAGGTCTAATTAGATCACGATCTACAACATCACTTTGTTGTGGAGTGATATTTAAGTCACGAACTAGAAGACAATTAGCAGCTTGTGGAGCGTTGTAAGTTCCAGCAGTGCTTTCCTT